GACTGCCATAACTTAAAGTACTCCTTTAATTAAATACAATTAATTTCTTTCCTTGAATATGATATTGTCCTCTTTGTCGTATGAAATTGGCACTAATTGACATTGACAATTCGCACGACAGACAGAAAAACCGGACTTCGGCAGACCGATAGTTTCAAAATATTCCATTGTCCCGGTGATGCCTGCCCGCACTTCACAATCCGGACATACATTCACACCGGCTGTTTTCCAAAGCCTGTGGTCTAAGCCTTCATCCTGGAATACACCGTTTGTCGCTGCGTTGGATACATTCTCCACGCCATTCCTGACAGACGATGCCGCACCATTACGAAATGCACCGAATATGCGTCCTTTATTATCCAAATCAGATTGTAAGACCGCTGCAATGCGTTCTGGTGTCATGCCGGTTATTACCATCTGGTCAACAGCTTCCTCTAAATCGACAATGAAATGATCCACCGTTGCAGAGATAGATATGCGTACCGATTCCCGGACTTCTTCGTAGGTTAGAGGCATTATATCGCCTTGCCTATTTTCAATTTCTTGTTCAATCGCAATTTCATTTCCTTGCGTAATTTCTTCTGCACTCGCTTACCCACGCCATACCATTCACGTTTAGGCAGACCATCACCGGTATTATGCACCACACCGACAACAATTCTGTTTACACCATCACGCCCTTTCGGAACCTGCACCTTTGCCTCTGGTCTGGCTTTTGTAGCGTGTGGTTTGACATATACGCCCTTCATCATGCCTTTTGCCCACAAAGGTGTTAATGGATAGCCTCTCCTCTTTTTCTGGCGTTTGGTGGATTCTGCCAGTGGATGGAAGGCTCTGCCGTCAATATCTTTGCCCGATCCAATGCCGTCAATAATATCTTTAGTTATCACCTGCGCTGCGATGTTCACTTCCGGTGATAGGTTCAGCTTATTCCAGTCAATACGCTTGATATGTGTAACCTTATTTTGAGGCATTAATCAGCATTTCCGCTTTTTTCTCGCCCAGCAGGATCGCATCATTGATGACATTCTCCTGCGCTTCCCAGAAGTCCATTAAGACTGATGTCAGATATTCTTTTTTCTGGACCGTATCCATCAATAAAAGGTCTTTCAAATCGACCGCCTGTAAAATCTTTTCACTCTCTTCCGTGATTCCATCCTTCAACCTGTCAATATCAGACAGGTAATCTTTGAGTATCTGCTTCGCCATTTGTCCTCAAACTGAATATATTAGTCCTGGATGTCCGCTGTGTCTGTCTCTCTTCCAGATGTTTTATTGCATCATCCCGATCTTCAAACCTGTCCGGATCTTTTTCCATAATGTAATCCACCTTGTCCTTAATCCCGTGCTTCATCCACCAGTCCCATTGCTTCATTTCATTATCCGGATCAGGAAACTCCATTTCGGCAAAGTCCACACTGAAATCCTCCGGCAATACACGACCTGTCATAACACCTATGATCTGGCGTTCCACCTGGTACAACTCACGCTCAATCATCCTGAATTTGTCAGCGTCATCTTCACGTGCTTCCATCAATTCAAGGTTTTCCAGTTTTATACTTACACCCGATCGGTTCGATGTCAAGCCGAAATCAAAAGCAATATGATGATTGGAACAGATATGTTTAATTTGATGCTCTATGCCGGCAATGATGGAATTTACGTCCACCTGATTGCCAACGCTGTTTAATGTGCCGTCCTCAATTTCGAGGATTTTATTTAAACCCAGCTCAATCTTACTTGCGTCCACCCTGCCATTGACGTATAACTGTCCGCCTGCTGCACGGATATGCCTTTGCAGCATAGTGGCGGAAATGTCTATTTGCTGATTAGCAAGAGCAATGTCCGCTCCTTCACCCTCATTGAAATACTCATCCACAATCGTATTTGGCTGAATCGTCACGAACGGAAGCATCATGTACGGATTTAGATTGCCTTCATTGACCGAGATAATGCGCCCTCCGGCGTTAATTAAGAAATGTTCGTCCTTCGACCAATATACAAATACATCCTCCTGACTCTGCCTCGTGTCATCCACCGGCTTGTCTTTTGGATATATAATAGCTTCCACTTCCAGCGGATTATCAGGATTTAACGCCACTTGATACCGCAGAATAGGACGGTAGTGTATCTGTTGACCATCCCAGTGAGTATGAATTAACATCGTGCCGAGCAGATTATGGATCCGCTCAAAGACTTTCATCTGATAGTCTTTATTTTTTAAGAATACAGCGTAATCGGCGTTATCATCAATGCCTACCTGACGCACAGGCGGATTCTTGTAAACCATACTGATTCTGTTGATCAATCGTTTGGTGAAATTGGTCGTATAAAGCGGAAACTCTTTTTGTAATGTACCGGTAAAATAATTGGTAATATATTTCTGTGTATTGGAGTACTGATAATAATCAATCAGCTTGTCCCTGTGTTCAAACATTTTATTCTGATTGATAGATTTCAGTCGTTCAATACTCTCGGCGATAACCTGTTGTGCATTGGAGAAGTATATCATGCCATATATGTCCTTGTCGTTGGTCTGCGCACCGGATATTCAAAGTCAATGAAATAGCCGAATCCGTCAGAGAAGTGGGTTAAGTCCTTGTTGCTTTTATCAATCTCACGTGTGCCTTCCTTGTTTACTGTCTGCTCCAAATCCCGGATAAAGCCTCTGCACTTTGGCGAGATAATACAGGAATCCATAATCTTATTTGTGCTGTTAACCCGGTCAATGACTGCCGGTGCCGTTCTCTTTGCTATGACCTTAAATCCTTCATTGCGCAGGATGTCATGATCTGTAAACAGGCTGGATGTTTTCCTGGCTCTGCCGGACGGATCAGGATAAACGGTGATCTGCCGGTTATTATAGCGGCGTTTAATCTCTCTTGCAATGCGTTCTGTCATCAATTCGTGTCCGCTGTTATGGTGTATTTCAACTTCATCGAATACACGGACTTTCGGCTTGTCATGATAGGTTTGGCATAATACCGCTGTGATGGGATCAACATTGAAGTCCATACCCACGGATATTGGTAAGGCAGGATTATATTGTACGTCTTTGACGTTTTTGTCTCGGTCGAATACATAGTAGGTTTGTCCGAATTGCAGGTTAACAAATTCACCGTCCAGGTATGCCTTCTGCAATCTCTCATCATAGTTCTGCATAAGCGATTCAATAAAGGCTGGCGGCAGTTTAGTGTTATCACTCGTTTTGCCTTTTACAATGTCGTATCCTGGTTTCGGCTCATCCACCCAATACGACCATACCCATTTGAATCCTTCCGGTGTGGTAGATACAAATCCTGTCAAAGTATTACCATCACGTAAGCGAGACAGACCCATCTTCCATGGCATATCGTCCTTTAACTGGTCGGCTTCATCAATGCCGAAAGAGGCAAGGTTCAATCCCGCCCATCTTTGATAATTTTCTGCTGATCGTAAAAGCACATCCGCCCATCCACCTTTCCATTTAACACGGTAACGCATTTCTGTTGCTGAATATTCATAAGCAAATCCGATCTCATGCAGGGCGTTCTCCAGGCATGGACGCAGGACATCACGCACCATTGGATAAGTCGGCTCTGCAATCAGGATACGTTTACCTGGATTCTTGCCACATTCCTTTAATGCACGTAAACAAAAGGCTGTTGTTTTGCCTGAACCGTATCCGGCAACCAAAGCGGAATACTTGTTTGTCTGATGGACAAAGTCCGATTGGTGCTGAAACAGTTTATATGACTTCTGTGTTGAATCCACTTGGTAATTCTCCTGTCATTACCTCTTGCTTTTCAGCCTGTCCAAGTATCTGCTTGCCCAACCATATAAGCATAGCCACATTGCCTTTCTGCGCTGCTTTCATCTGCCATTGTCTTAATCTGATTTTACCATTTTCTTTGCCTTTTGCAATACTTCCGGCATAAGTTTTTCTGATAACGTGTTCACCAACATCAAAGAATGATGCTATTTCGACATTAGTACATCCAAGCCCTGCCAACTTTTCAACCTGATCTGTGTCTATATTATATTTTTTAGGTCTTCCCAATACGTTCCGCTTTCTTTCCTGTAAACTGTTCGTATCGCTTAACAATAACATCACAGTAATGCGGGTCTATTTCCATACCATAACACTTTCTTCCTGTCTTTTCACAGGCTATTAGTGTTGTTCCTGAACCCATAAAAGGGTCATATATTTTATTTTTATTATTGTTTGAATAACAAATTATTGCAGTATATGGCAATTTTACTGGAAATGGTGCTGAATGTTTCTTACCTCGATTACTGTCTGTTGATATTTCCCACACATTGCTTATTGGTATGTCATTCTTATGTTTATCCTCAAACACAGGGAATGAATCATTGTCCTTTTGGAATACAAGACAATTTTCAAAACTAAATCCAGGATAATATAAATTTTTTGTTTTCTGGTGTGATAGCCTAATACCTGTAACTCCTTGTTTTTTCCATATTATTGCATCAATATAAATCAATCCTGATTGTTCTAACATTATGGAATGTTTGGCGCTTATGTGTTGATTATTTGCCGAATCATCCCCAATATTCCAAAATACAATCGAATTGTCATTTATGATTATTGATTTAACAACTAATATCATATCATTCATATATGAATCAAAAGTATCCCAATGTGAATATTCTCGCTGATTCCAATATGGAGGACTGGTTAGCACCATATCAGCCTTATTCCCATCCATCAGCCGTTCAACATCTTCCTTCTTTGTCGCATCACCGCATAAAACTCTATGTTCACCTAATAGCCATAAATCACCTGTCTTGGTTATGGCTTCTTCTACTTCGGGTATTTCGTCATCGTCAATTAAGCCTTCAACTTCTTCATCTGAAACAAATCCGACTAATTCATCTTCATTAAAGCCCCATTCAGTCAATTCATCTATTTCAAACAAATTTGCCAAAACATCGAAATCCCATCCACCTGTATTCTTGTTTAGACGAACATTTAATTCCCGTTCCTTATCGTATGTCAATTTCACTTCAACGGTAGGCACTTTATTAATACCCATATCAGTAGCGACACGTACCCTCTGGTGACCGCCCACAATGATATTCTTGCGGTCTTTATGATTGTTAACCACAATCGGGTCAACCAATCCGAACCGTGTGATTGAATCTTTTAGGTGTTTTTGCTGGTCTTTGGTGAGTTGTCGAGGATTGTATTCTGCAAAGATTAGATCCCCGACATTTCTTTGGATTATCTCCATCTTGGTTTAACCTACCAAAATGGACTTTGAGGATGTTACCTAATTATTTTTAGGTTTTCCATATATGATGAGTTCGATTGATTTCTGTCCGAGGTGAAATTCTCTCTCTATAATTCCGA